GAAAGGATTTTTGCTTTACCGATAAAGTTAGTTCCGTTTTCCTTTAGAGAAACGATTTTGTGACTAACGCGGTCCAAATTAACAGTTGGACCATCTGGATGTCCAAGTTCTCCAAGTGCTCTACCTGACTGAATATGGTTTTCATTGTATCTTTGAACTTCCTTTCTCAGGACGCTCATAGGATACATTCTTCCATTCCTATTTTGCATCTCACCTTGAAGAAAGATACCTTCAATGAACATATGCTTCTTACCGTTGCGTTCTTCAACGATAAAATCTACTGATTCGATTTCTTCTCTGATAAGTTTCATTGTTCTTAAGATACCTGTACTTGTTGGATGTGTGCTACACCAGTGCCGCTTCCAGTTATGACGGCAACTGATATTGATTTTCTAAGTTCAGTGTAATTATCTGGATTGAAAGCAGTAACTATTCCTGAAGAATCATTATTAACAGTAATTCTGGTGTTAAAATACCCACCAGATTGAATGTTTCCGGTGTTAACCGCCATTACAACTTTGTGAGTAAAGTCGTAATATGGTTGAGCGATTTGAGTTCCTGATGTAAGTGTTACTGCATCACCTACAGCAAAAGGAGAACCTGTTCCTTCTGGAAAATCAATAATCGTGGTAACACCTGTAGTGATACCAACAACTCTTTGAGACGCTGGTTTACCAATAGCAATCTCTGATGCTCCAGTTGTAGAAACAAAGAAGTTTGAATTAGTTGCCGTAGGAGTAACTCCAATAGCAACATGAACTCCTGCAGTTTCAGCAACTACCCTAATAGTATCAGTTTTTTGACTGATAGGTGAAGTTACAGCAGTTGAACTTGTAGAAGATGAAACTGATTGCGAATTTCCTACTGGAGTTAAAGCAGACATTATTATAGAGTAGACGACTTATTAATGTTATTTATTATTCTTCAGATTCCTCTGAATCAACCTCTGTTTCTAACTGAGGATCATCAAAAACAGAAGCAGCCACTTGAGGTCTCAGATCTGATATTTTTTCTGCTGATTTAGCAAATAAAATATCTTTGATTTTATCACTTACTTGTGCTGGTGACTCATCAGCAACGAGCAAATCCATTAGTTCTTCCATGTTTAAAATAATGATTTATTATGTATTTAGATTTCTCCACCTGTAGGTGTTTCAAATTTCTTCTCATCAATCTCTGGTGACTGAGGAGTAGCACCCATAACACTTCCCGAAGTATCTCCAGGAACTGGTGCCATCGGTTGACCAGTAGCAGGATCGATATCCATAGATGCTGGATCAGGAATCAAACCACTTTCAATTTCTTTCTCAATCAGTTTATCCTGCTCTTCAATTTCTTGATCGCTTTGACGTAAAATATTTCTTCTAACATAATCATTAGAGTAATACTTACCAACATATGGTTCAACTAACTGAGCAAGATTAACTCTTTCAGTAGTAAGTTCTGCTTCTTTGAGTTCAGCAAAATGATTATCGTATAAGAAGTCATATTGAATATGATCAGACATTACTTCCCAATCTTCAGGAGTAATGATATTTTTAAGAATCAACTGTGTTCTCAGCATGTCGCTAAACATATCTGAGAATCTCTTTCTCATTCTTCCAACAAACTTGGAAAACTTAATCTCATCTCTTAGAATCTCTGATGAACGACCCATTGAGAAACCAGTTTCTCCTTGGATTCTAGTTTCAGGTACATTGAGTGCTCTATACAACTTCTTCTGGAAGTAGTTGATATCAGTAATCTCTCCAAGATTTTGTCCACCTGGTAGAGTTGTAATCTCAGTTCCTCTACCACCTTCACGTCTAGGAAGCCAGAAGTCTTCCATCATAGACATGAACTTCTTATCATCACGAACTTCGCCAGTGTTAGCATCATAGACAAGTTTGTTTCTATAACGCATCATAACATCACGAAGATATTGCTCTGCTTTTACTTTCGGAAGATTGCCAACATCGATGTAGAAGATTCTTCTTTCTGGTGCTCTTGAAAGTCTATAGATGACAAGAGAATCCTCAATCATCATTAGTTGATTGAGTGGTTTGATTGCTTTATGCAACCAAGAAAGAGTTGATCCCTTATTTCTATCAACCAATCCTGAGGTACAATATGTTATTGAATCTCTTGTCATTTTGATGCCTTTTGAAGCACCACCTACCGACATTGTACCTGTATTATATCCTCCAGTTGATCCAGATCCACCAGGAGAGTATACAAAAAACTCTTCAATCTCTGGAAAATCATATGTTGCAGGGTCCTCTCTTTTAATATTTGAAAGAGGATTGTTACCATTTTTTGGTTTCTTTACCTGACGAACATAACGCATTTTTGATGCGTCAATATATCTTAGTTCTTGAATGCCAGCAGTAGGATTCTTTTGATCAATGACTTTATTATAATATAATCTTCCATCAATATACCAGTTACGGAAGATTTCATGTGCCTTCTTATCAAAATCAAGAAGTTCTAAAATACGCTTGAACTCTTCTCTTACTTTCTTTTTAATTCCGTCGCTTGCATTTAAGTTTGATAGTTCAATACTTACAGGACTATCATTCGTATCAGCAACAATTGCTTCGTTTACGACATCTTCAATAGCACTATCACATTCTGGATAGAGCGACATTGAACGATATCTTCTGATAAGTTCGTTTTCGTTCTTATATACCCCTTCAATATCTACATATGAACCATAAAAACCCGTCGTGACGTAGTGTTCAGATCCATCCTGGTTATTAGGAGGGATCGGAGATACTACACCAGACGAGTCTTTATCATCATCTTCAATTGAGAAACCAAATAATCTCGACATTATTAGAATAGAAACGACCGTTCTAGTTATTTATCACTGAACCAGAGTCTGTCCTCTAGCGCCTCTATTTCTCTGTAGAGAATTACCGATAGTGAAGTACTGAACCTGGAAGGTTACTGTAAACTCCTCAATGGTATCACTGCTATCATAACTCAGGTCAATAGCAGATACTTCTGTTGGGAAGATATCATAGAACTTATAATTTCTAAGTTCTGAACTAGCACCACCTCTGTTGTTTCTGGTTGATTCTGCCTGTCTGCCTCTGCCTAGTTGTTGAACATAAGCATCGGTCATATAGGAAGAAGGATTCGTTACACCAGTAGCATCGTTTAACTTGCTAAGTGTATTCATCCAAACTTCAAAAGCAGTCCTCAGTTGGAAGTCTTCGTCATTGATGACGGTAACAGTCCATGTATCAAAAGTTCTGTCTCCAGCAACTTTTAAGATACGACCTCTGAAAGGAACGGGTACTTCAGCAATAGTTGATGCTGGAAGTTGTGCGGTCTTACATAAAAATCTAAACTGACCACTCTCTTTGTTGCCTCCATTTCTCCAAACTCTTCTGCCAACAGCAGCAGGGAATGCAGGAATAGAAACTTCAAAAAGATTGGGGCGGGCCCCACCGCCCGCTAATCTGTTCTTAAACTGTGATAAGGTTTTTGTTTGTGCCATGGTTGTGTCCTCTTATACGATTATTACGATGTTAAATCAAACTGAACCAACGACTTCTTCAAAACTTACTCCAGTTCTGGTAGCAACAAACGTCAGTGTGACGTAGTTGATGGAACGTGTAGGAGCGATGAAGATATCTGCTCTAAACTCATTGTTATCAATGATATTAGGGGTGTTGTTTGTTTCGTCACAGACGATTGAGAACTCTTGAATACCTCTTTGTGCCTGAACATCTCTCAGGTAAGGTTCGACAATGTTAACGAAGTTTGCCCTCGTCTCATCATCATTGATTTCAAAGAGTTGATCATTTGCTGCTTCTTCAAGTGCTTGCTCAACTGTGAGGAACAGACGGCGAACATTGATTCTATCAAACGCAGAAGCATAACCAAGAGCAGTCTTATCACCAAACAGGATTACGCCCTGTCCGCTTTGATTGATTACAGAGTTGATTCTAGATCCGTATAGGATATCACGCTGTGCTTTGTTTGGATTGAGAGCAAGTTTAATAGTATTATTAATGTTGCCTCTTTGCTGACCAGCTGGTGAGAACCAAGGGAATGCCTCAATAGATGTTCTTACCATTAATCCAGCAATATCACCATTCAATGGGACATAACGGAACTCATTATTGAATCTATCATAAACATACTTGTAACCACTATCCAATACAGCGTAAGAGGATGATGTTACAGGTGAATAGAACTTCAGAAGATTATTAACTTGTGTAGTTGAGTTTGTTACATTAACAACATTTGCTCTATGAGGAGAAATGGTTGCCATGCAATCCTTTCTTAGTTCCGCAATAGAAATAAGTTTGTTTGCTTTTGCTTGAGACTCAAGTTCCGAACCAAGTCCAGGACCCATCATCAAATAATCAACAGCAATTTCATCTCTGTTTGCGAACAGTTCATATGAAGTAGATAAAGATCCAAGAGTTGCACCCATACCGCCGCTAGCAGAATAATCAACACCGCCACCGAAGGTATATGTCTTGTTTCCAATAGCACTGTAGGTTACACCACTTGCTTCCTGACCCCATAGACCGTCTCCTCTACTAACTGCAGTGTAGGCAGTTGAGAATCCAGTAGCAACAGGAGTTGTACCGTGATAAGAATCAGTTGCGGATGAAGGATTATATCCTGCATAAATCCAGTTGGAATTATTAGCAAGATAACTCTTATAATATGTTTTGGTTGGTGAATCGCCATCTGCTTCAGCATCTATTGCCTTAGACAAACTAGTCCAAGATTCTAATAGATTACCTGAGATACCAGTTACTGCACCTGTATCATCTACGACAGCAACGTGCATAGCATCATTCTTTCCTCCTCTTGTGGAGACATAGTTGCTAGTTACAGGTCTTGGAGCAATCGACTTCCAGAAGATTGTTGAGTTGGATAGATTCAAAGTTTGTGAATCATACCAGTCATTCGCATCGAGTGCAGCGATTGTTGTTGTTGAAGTTACGCCAGCATTAGTAACAAACGAAAGAGTATCTGCTGCTTCAAATGCTTGAGAAGGATTGTTTTCCTGATATTCGATAGGATAAACAGTTCCAGCAGTTGAAACTCTTGATACGATTCTAACGTCAATCGAACTCTTGCTGTTCGTTGCATCCGTGCTGACACCTGTAATGATTCCTTTCAGATATCCATTAAAGGTTGAGGTTGTACCAGCACCAGGAATGGGAACGCTAGAAAGGGCGGATGTAACACCATAACCAACAGCAACTCCAAGAGCAGAAGGATCAGTAGTCGTAATTCCTAAAGTCTGATCTGCAAAGTTATCAATCGTGCAGACCTTAAGACTATTTGCCCAGGTTCCAGGATTTCTAGCAGCATACGTGAAGTTTGTAGCAGAAGAATAGTTCTCCTCATAGTCATCGTAGTTTTTAATCTTCGATGCGTTTGTATTTGCGACACCAACACCTGCGTTAGCATTGTTCAGTGTAGTGCCGTCTGTTCTTACAACCTTAAGAACACCACCATAGGAGAGGTATTCTGAAGCTGTCATCCAGTATTCGTATTGTCTGTCAGTACTCATAGGAGTACCGAAAACGTTGATCAGTTCTTGTTGAGTAGAAATATCATATGGTTCATCGATAGGACCCAATTTAAATGGACCAGCAATCGCACCAATATTATCAAGAACGTTTTCAGCTCTCCCTACTGTTAGATCAACTTCTCTGACTATTACGCCTGGAGATAATTGAGGAGTCGCCATGTTTTTCTCCTAAATGTCTCAAATTAACTAAAAATATTTATGAAAATATGAGTTTTGGGCGGGGAAATGTGACGTGAACTACCAATCTGGATAGGATTCCCCGATAGAAGGGTGTATATTTTTTCTGCTATCAATAATTCTTTTGATTGTACAGTCTTTGCATTCATAAGAGAATGATGATGAGACTGGACCTCTATCTTTTCTTGTTCTGTAAAAAGACTCAATCAGATTTTTAACTTGTCCACAGGTTCTACACTTTCTATCATCTAGAAGTAAGTGCCCAAGTTTGATCTGTTTGTCTAAGTCCACTACCTATAATCCCACATATGAGACATATCACCATATTCATCTACATTCCATGTATCTGGAGTATTACCTAATCTTTGAAGATATCTTTCTCCGTTTGGTTCGACAGTCCATCTATCTCCGTCATTATCCACAAAAGTAGAATCATCGAGTCCATCGACAATAAAACCAAAGGGTGCCATGTCTTGCTCAATTTGATCTTTCTGTTCTTCGTAAATTCTTTTTCTAACATCCTGATCAGTCAACTCCTTAAAATAATCTTGTGCTACCAACCAAGCATAGATGACCAAACACATGGCAAGGTCATCATTGCATCCTTCTTCTGCCTCAAAAGAACCATGTTTTTGAATGAAGGTGGTTAACTCTGAAATGACTTCATAATCATTGAAGATGAGTTTATCTTCTTCAATCATCGTCTTAAGGTTGAGAGACCCAACTTTTTTGACTGTCTTGGACATCTTAACACCTAACTGTGTTTTAGATCCAGAAAATCCTTGACCAACAACTTGACCTGCTCTACCTCTCATTGAAGACATCAAAAGATTTTGATACTCTAAATCGTACTGAAGAATACTTGCTACCTGATCACCAACATCATTTACTTCACACAAGACATATGCATTATTGTAGTTCTTACATACTTGGTAGATAACACTTGGAAATAACATTGGTTTGATTGTGTTATCTCTATACTTTGCTACTAGTTTATGAGGGAACTGACTTATGTCTATGACTACAAATGCAGAGTAATCTCCGCCAACCCCTCTTGCAACGTCAACTGTACAAATATAATCTCTATCTTCTCTTGGTCCTTCATAAATGTCTAGACCAGCATTTCTTTGAATGGGACTATCATATACTAAGTTTTTGAGTTTGCTAGGAGCAATCAAGGTATCAACAGATCCTAGAAACTCGCACTCAAACTCAATCTTGAACTGCTGTTCTGATGTATTAGCAATAGTCTGCTCTTTCCAAACAGCATCTCTACCAGGAACTTCAGACCAATGAACATCTGTTGGAATATATTCATTAGCACCTTTCTCTGCATCATGCCACATCCTGTAGAAGTGGTTCATGCCGTGAGGCGTGGATACAATGATTACTTTTGTACTTTGACCGGAAGTAATAGTAGGATAAACAGAGGCAAAGAAGGCATCTGCAATATGGTTTGGAACGAAAGCGAACTCATCGAGGAAGAGGATATTGAACGACATGCCTCGGACAGCACTTGCAGATGTAGAAGCAGCCAGAATCTTTGATCCATTTTCTAATTCAATGTTACCTTTGTTCCATACAAGAATACCTTGCTGCATCCACTTCGGCAAATTCTCATAAGCAGTTGCTAATCTAGCAAGAAGTTCCCTAGCAGTAGTTGCTTTGTTTGCGAGAATACCAATGTTTACACTATCGTTAAACAATGCATAGTGTAGCAAGTATGATACACAAGTGGTAGACTTACCAGTCTGCCTAGGCATCTTGCAGATATTAAATCTATTATTATGAAAGTTATTGATTAACTTCTCTTGGAAATCATAAGTCTTGAATGGTTGAAGACCATGGTCTAGAGTTACAATTTTTACATAATGTTGTGCAAAGTAAACTGGGTCATTTTTGCACTTAATATACTCTTCAATATTTTCTTGCGAAAACTCAATAGGGGAATTTGCCTTCTTGAGAAGGGGATTCCCCAAATAAACATCATTACTCATAAGTTACTCAGCAGTTCCATGCTCTTAATGATTTAGACAATCTATCATCGCCAGTATTATTAGAGGGTTTTTGTCTCTTCCTCATCCCTTTCATCCTTGCACAAAAACTTGCTCTACGAGGATTTCCAACTTTTTTTGAAGGTGCCTTCAAATCAGAACCAGGATTTTCTTTTTCATAAGACTTACGTCCTTTCTCATTCAAACCTCCTTTGGAGTTTTTACCAGACTTTTTTGTCCAAGCGGCTCCTTCAACAACTTCAGTTTCTTCATGAGTCATACCAACAATAATTTTATTATTTTTGGTTTTTCTATCCATATAATTAATGGATTGTTTTTGCTGGTCAGCATATCCTTTTCCTTTTGAAGGAGCAAGACGTTTTTCGCCTGACTTTCTTTCGGTAGATGCTGCCTTTCTCATTTCAGTATCTTGACCTTTTACTGCCTCAGCAACTTCAGTTTCTTCTACACATGCTACGTTGATGTATAGTTCCTTATTGTCAAGAGCAGATAGATCAAATCTAGAAATCATTGAACCAGGATATACTTTATCAAGTGCAGACTGGACCTCTTTTCTAGATGGTTTTTTAATCTCAGGAAAGAATAACTTCATCATCATATACTTACCTTTCCAAGTAAATGCTACAAGATATACATTTCCATTTTGGGCAGGAACTCTCACTGCTTCTGTAACTTCTTCTACTTCTTCTCCGACAGGAACACAGTTAGGTACAATCTTTTTACCTTTCTTCTTCATGCCTTTTTGGGTATATCCAACCCAGCATTTCTCATCAAGAACTTTAACCTCAATACCAGCATTTCTCATTGCATTGATTTGCATTTGAGAGAGTTCTGGAAGGTTCTCAAACTCTTCTTTCTTAGTGCTATTGCCATAGTTTTTAGCACCCTTTTTACGACACTGTACGAGTCTTCCAGAGGCATATGCTGAAGGCCATACAGAAGCACTTGCTTTTACTTTATGGTAGCAGGCATCTTTCTTACCACTACTTTTGCCCTTCTTATCCTCTTCAGTCATTGCTTCTATATCGTAAGTCTCGTATGATTCAATATCGGGTGCGTTTGTTTTCATTGGTTTTGGTTTGATAATGTCTTGTACCATTGCAAAAGGTTCACCGTATGCATCAGTAAGTTCAATATCTTCTTTTACTTTTTTTGGTTTGTCTGTAGAGACATACGTTGGTTTTGCAGCACCAGTCTTGGATTGTTGTCCGGGATCTGCTGCTTTTTTACGACGGGCAGCAGATTTTCTTTCTGCTTTCGTCATACTTGCCCTTTTAGATGATGAGACACACTTAGGAGTTCCTTCACCAGGTTTATCACTTGCACAAGTTCCACCAGTGACCACATTAACCCATCCAGACTTACCGTCTTTGGATTTTGATCCCTTGAACCATTTATGGAGATTGCCTTCGTTCATTATCACAATAAAAAGGTCTCTTAGTATTTATTAACTATCAAATCTTTAAGTGGTATATCTTATAATACATACGCCATCGCCACCTTTATTTGGGCTTGAAACATAATACATATTTCCTGCACCACCACCTAAACCATCTAGTCCCTCTTGAGGTGCTCCAGGACCTGGAGTATATCCACCCAAACCTCCACCACCAGTAGGTCTGTTACCGCTGTTTTGTTGAGAATACCCCCATCCACCACCGCCTGCACCGTAGTGATTATTTGTTGGTGAGTTTGCT